AGGCCGAGGGTGTCCGTATAAGAAAGTGTATAAGCAAATATACTTCGCTTACCATAGCACTCGCGGAGTGGTGGCATGGATTAGGTATGCGTGCGCTATGCGCAAGGTTGGGGTTGCAGCATTCAATGACGCGGTGCGTTAATGTTCCTAGTACACTAAGGTGGGCGAGCGTAACCCTCTATGCATCAATGCCTTATGGGCATGGCATGATAGTTGCTTGCGAGTATCAATGTTGCACCATCCGTAAGTCATTGATGGGGTTGGAGTTGTCGGTGGCATGGGTCTTGTATATGGGGGGGTAGGGGGGGCCTCTCAGACAACCAAATTTTTTAAAATTCAAAACCTCCTCCTTGCGGCTCCGCCGCAGATCAGATCAATTTCTCCTCAGCATCAAGCCCCAAGTGGGCTTGTGTTATCCATTAGGGGGTGGTCTGCCGAAGGCAGGGTACCTACCCTTGATAGATCACAGTTAGACTATATTAAAGAGAGTTGATCTACCCTACTTCGTAGGGCATAAGTCCCATCTTATGTGTAGGTTCCATAGATCAGGCAGGTTTCCAAAAACAGGGCGAAAAAGGCCCCATTTCTCCCCTAACCCCTTTAGAATCAACATGGACACGACCTTCCACATAGCGCTGATCCACGCCACTCTCCCCCTAAGTCACTCTCCCATAAGGGCAAGAGAAATCCCTTGACACCAACCACTTACTTATGCTATACTTCTATGGTGCGCTTGAGATCTGCCCTCTTCCTCACCCTTATTTCCCTCGCCTTAGCCTGTAGAGGGCAGCATACGATGGGACCCTCTCCCATTCCAACGCCAACCCCCACGGCCACTCCAAGCCCCCAGGCAAGGCCCCTTGAGGCGCTTAGCGCCTCAGGAGGGAGATTCTATGCAGGGGGGCGGCCCATGCCCCTTGCAGGGGCAATCATTTGTTGCTATGATCCCTATACCATCCCCCATGGGTGGAGCTACATAGATGACACCGCCCTAGATGATCTAGCCGCCTCCGGCGCTAACTATACCCACGTACGAACGGGACCTTCTTCGAGTGCCCCACCCCTCGACCTTCTTGAGCCCACCGTACAGGCAGCGCTTGAGCGTAGGATCTATGTGGAGGTGGATGTCATTGATGGGTGGGCCATTAGAACGGGCAGGAGCCCTCTAGGGCCCTCCTGCGAGGTTCTGAGGGCAAAGCCCTCACCTCAGGCTTTAGCCTGGGTCAGGGAGGTAGTGGAGAGGTCTGGAGCCTATCCTAACGTGATCTACCAAGTGGGGAATGAAAACTTCACCTGCGACGTGAGCGCTAATTGGGAGCTAGCCATCCGGGACGAGATCCGCCGATCCCTAGGAGCGCTAGGGATGCCAAATCGTCTAATTGGCACTAACTCCCAACGCTCCGACCTAGAGGACGATTTCGACTATGCCGCCTATCATGACCCTTCTCGGATCCACGGAAGTGGTGTCCCAGTTCTTATCAACGAGTACCGCTCTTTAAGTCCTGAGCAGTATCGAGATAGATTAAATGGGTCTTATCCAAATGGGGTCTATTTTCAACTTTGGCGGGGGCCAATGCCTCCCTCTGAGTGGGAGAGGGCCCTTTCCTATCTTGGTGCATTCCGCACCAACCACCCTATTTAAGGAGTCTTAAATGAACTTTCTCTTCAAACTTCTCCGTAAGCTACCATTCCTGTCAGCTTTCGCCGACAAGACCAAAAAGTACCGCCTAGCTGCCCTAGTCGCAGCCCTCATAGTGATCGCCCAGCAGGTCTCCGACTATGCCGCCTCCATGGGTCAGTTTACCCTCGTTGCCAAGGTCACTGCAGTGATCGCCGCCCTAGGGATAGTTCACGCCTTCCTAGTCAAGGTCTTCGGCGAAGCCGAGTAACAGACATGCATATGCATAACCACTGCGACCACGATCCCAAATACTGTGGGAAATGTGAAATGGTCTATTGTACCAAGTGCCCTAAGACATGGCTAGATAAAGCCTATCCTTACTACTATGGCAATAATAGTTTTCAGGGCTTCTTAGGTACTACCCAGACGTCTCCTAAAGGCGGGTTTACTCAGGTAGGCTCTACAGGGAATAATTCACTTGTAGGAAGTAGTACATCTGTGTCCTGTTCTCATCCCGTCTAATGCCCCTTTTCTCCTCATCCGTCGAGCGGGAGGCCCTTGACCATCTGAAGAGGCTTGCCTCTTCAGTGGAACGCATTGCAAATCACTTTGATTTGCAAAGAGCAGGAGCGAGTGCCTTTATCGGACTCGATGGCGACTATAAGGAAGATGGTTCTAAGGTGTCTTATGTAGATCCAGTTCACCAGTTCGTAGAAGAGCAGAAGAGGCTAGAGTACTTTGACAAAACTGGCATTCTTATTAGGGATGACCAACCCATCCCTGGGGCAGTTCAGGAGGATGGAAAGGGATGGATCCGCTAAAAGCGAAGGAGGGAATAGCCCCCCCTTCTGATAAGATCCTCTGGAAGGGTCTTCGGGCTAAGGGGATCTCGGAGAAAAAGATGCCCCTTTTACTCCAAAATGCTGTAGTGAAACAGGGCAAAAAGGGTCCCCTTGGAGCGATCCAGGTACGTAGAATGACCGGAGTTACCAACAACACCGCCAGCAGGACTCTACGCAGATTTGAGGATAATGTCGGTGGCAAAGATGATGTAGCTGAGAAATTGGAGGCGGTCCAGGACAGACTGACCAAGGAGCAAATCAGACTCCTAGAACTGCTCAAACTCCCTTCAAAGAAGGGCTTAGTCCTTCTAACCGCGGAAAGTGGTGCCGAGCCAGTGGCCCTAATGAAGGCCTACGCAACAGGATGTATTGAGCTTGGGAAGCTTGAGGCGGCGATGGAGGCCCACCGCAACTTACCCTCCATCATTAAACAACTCTATAAGGATGCCCTTGACCGAAGTGCGGTGTGCATGCAGTGTGGTGGGACCGGGACGCTCCATCTTAAGAGCACCGACCACAAGGAGTCAAAGTCATGTCAACTTTGCCAGGGAAGTGGGATCATATCTACGTCTTCCGATCACAAGGAGTTTGCGATAACAAAGATCATGGAGGCCACAAAACTGATTGGGAAGGAACCTCCCCAAGTGAATGTGACGACCCAGATTGGTGTCAAGGTTGGTGGATCGAGGGGCTCCTTTATGGAAAAGATGGTTCAAGTTGCCGATGAGGTCCTATATGGAAGAGGGCCTACCATCGTAGATGGAGAGGTTTTAAGTTCAAGTGTGAAAGGATCTAACTAAAAATGGTTCATAGTGTGTGGATAAAGCCTATTAACCTGTTGGATAACTATCTAGAAGATCATGAATACGCAGCTAAACAAATTCATAGAGTTCCATTAACCAAAGAAGCCCCAGGAGGTAGGGAGCATATAGACCGCGTGGCGGCCTGTTGTGCAGATGTTGGATCTATGGTCGAAATCTCAATCAAGGGTAGACCAACACAATACCTAAATAAGTTTAGAGTCTCTCTGAAGAAGGCAGTTCAGAGATTGGCTAACTCTATCTAGGTGTACGCGAAGAGCTTAATCGATAGGAACACGGGCGCTCTTGAGCGCGCCCTGGGCCTAGACCTTCGACCATACTCCATGGCCGAGGTTGAGGAAATGGCCTATCGAATGAAGGACATAGAGTGGGTTCCTGGACAGGTCCAGGACACCCTTTCTGACTTGCCCGATGATATCCAAGAGTATGTGATGAACGAGCTTGCTATGAGCAAGCTCTCCTTTCGTTACTGGTGTGAACGCTATTGTAAGGTGCTTGATGACAAGGGGAGGGTCGTACCCTTGGTTCCCTGGCCATCCCAGGAATATTTCCTCTCCGTTCTAGGTAAGGCCGAAGAGGAAGCTTGGGACGCGTGGCAGATGGACGAGTCTGCACGCGAGTTCATGGCTAAGATCCCCCTGATTCTATTGAAGTCTCGGCAAATTGGGGGGACCGTAATCTCCGAGGCTCTCCTTGCTCATCTCACCTTCTTCTTCAAGAACGCCCGAGCAGTTATCGCCTCCGATCACCCCGATAACTCAGGCAAGCTCTGGCAGGTCCTTCTCAGGATGTACGACAACCTCCCTGGATGGATGAAGCCCACCAGAGACGCTAAGGTGAAGGCCACTAACCTCCACCTAGACGGGCTAGACTCAGATGTCCAGGTGGGCTCGGGTAACCAGAAAACCACCCTCGGCCAGGGTATGACCGTAGATGCAGCCCACCTCACCGAGGTCTCAACCTGGGCCCCTGACAATGCCTTCGCCATCGATGAGGACCTCAAACCCGCCTTCAACTCTTCCCGTAAACACCACTCTCTCTTTGTCATAGAATCGACGGGCCAAGGCGGAAAGGGCAACTGGTTCCACGACCAATTCCAGGCCGCTCGCACAGGTAACAGCCAATTCAAAGCCCTCTTCATTGGTTGGTTCATGTGTCCCGATAAATGGAGCATTAACTCCTTTGGTACCAATCTTACCCCCGAAACCATCTCAATGGGGGAGCGCCTAGAGCGAGAACTAAACATAAAGATCACCAAGGACCAACTTGCATGGTATCAGAGGGAGAAGCATGATTATGCCCATAGGAACCTCCTAGAACTCTTCTACCAGGAATACCCGTCCACTCCTGAGGAGGCCTTCCAGACAGGTTATAGAAGTGTCTTCTCCATAGAGCTTCGCTCGAAGGTAAGGAATGAATGTCGCACTCCGGTGGGTGTCTATGACATCAATTACCCCACCAAGAAGCTGAGACCGCTAGCGGTCTCAGAGTGGGTTGCTGATACTGACTCCCGGAAGTGGGATAATAGAGTTATCATCTGGGAGAACCCACGCCCAGGCTTCATATATGTCCTAGGGGCCGATGTCTCCTACGGACTTGACGGTAAAGATAATGGTTCGGCCCAGGTCCTCAGGGTGGGGAATAGGTGGGCTGAGGATGAGCAGGTGGCAGAATGGTGTGGAAACGTAGACCCAATAAACATGACTGTACCTATCTGGATTCTTGGACATATCTACCAGGACAAGGTAGCGGGCCTTCCTGCAAAGGTGGCAGTCGAGTGCAACCCAGGATCACCAGGAATAGTGACTCAAACCGAGCTAATGCGCCAAAATTACCCCTATTTCTATGTATGGACGAGACCTCTTAGGCAAGATGGTGCCATGTCTCATGAGGTGGGATGGTGGACAACCCCAGGGACGAGACCCCTTCTCATTGAGAAGGGAGTACATTGCATTGAAAACTCGTCATTAAGGGTAAATTCTCCCTTCTTCGTGGATGAAATGGCCTCTTTTGTCCACACTTACAGTCCGACGGGGATGAAAAAGGTCGAACATGCCCCCGGCGCGCATGATGACCGCATTATGGCCCTCTTCATAGCCCTCTATGTGGCTCATGAGAGCGATTCTATCTCCATTGCAGAGGAAAGAACCCGCCTCAAGGACCTAAAAAACGCTCCTAAGGGTAAAATTAAGGAAATGTGGGAGGTAGCCGCCTCTTGGAAGGTAGGGGAGAACTATTCCACCGAGATGGAGAAGCTAGAACAACAAATGGGCATTGATGGCCGGAGTGTGTTCTACTAAATATGGAGAAGATGGTTGCTTTCTCCCCTAAAGCATGGTATAATAGCACTTTAAGAAGAGAGATGACTAACAGATGATTGTAACTTTGACCCTCCCCGATGCCCTCTATGCTGCCTACCTAGAGCATTCCAAGACTAACCCCGTCAGGGCTATGATGGAGGCGCTTAAGCGTTTCCAAGAGTTCAAACCTGAGGACAGGACGGTCTTTCTTACTAAAGCTCAGCAGAGAAGGTTAGAGGGTATCGTAAAGATGGCCCTCGATGAGGCGGGCGTAGATAAAATGATCGATCAGGTCGAGGAGCTTGTGTCCCTTGAAGCGGATAAGGTTAAGATTAACCTCTCAGAGGGCTTCCGAAAGCGTCTACGCTCTGAGGCTCAGCACTTCAGGAAAGAATACCCAGTCTACGTAAAGGAATATCTAACCAGGACCATCCTGGATAGGGAAGGCTAAGACTATGCTATTTGGAAATAACGCCCACCAACATGTCTGGGGAGAGTCTACTACCGGAAGTGGTTGCTTCTGCATGACCTGTGGCCAATTTGAGGAAAAACCTTCTAAGAAGGATCCTTGGTATCTGCCCCCTATGCTCGATGTCACTTGGCCAGGACAGACTAAGTAATGCCCATTTGGGATTTTCAGTGCAATCAACTTGATTGCACTGAAACAAAGAGGGATGTCTACCAACCCCTCCAAACTAGTTTGGCCCCTTCCTGTCCTGTCCATCGCTCCGCGATGGACAAGGCTTACTCCCTAGCAGTAACCCACATTCCAGGTGGTACCTATCCCTACATGACTCGAAACATCACTAAAGATGGGAAACCTGTTGAGGTGCGGAGTGCAGCCCACCTAAAAGATCTTTGCAAGCAGCATGGTGTCACCCATAGGGATGATAATGCCTACATTGAGAAGTCTTATGAGGGGTATGACATCAGGACAGGTAAGCAGAAGTACCGTGAGTCCAGTGGCGCTGGTCTTCCCGGTTCCTGGGAATAATGGCGAATAGCCCCTCCAATTCCGAGTACGAGCGAGAGGTCTTAGGCTGGGCTCGCCAGAAGATCATAGAGGGGAAGGCTCTCCTCGGAAGAGAGAAGGCCTATAGGGAAGTAGATCGCACGATGGACATGATCGATGGGGATCAGGTTCCCATCACGACTAAGGCCCTCTCAACCATCTCTGATAACCGCCTAAGGAAGATCACCCTTGAAGTAGCTAGTGCCTTGACGGATGTTCGCCCCATCTGGAACTATGAGACCTCCAACCCTGAATATAAGAAGCAAGCGGCCATCCTAAACAAGCTCGCTAGGGGATGGTGGAGGGGCAGTCAGGCCGATAGGAAGCTGCGCTCAAGTGTCATGTTCTCCATGGCAGGGGGGAGTGGTTATCTCGCCCTAACGTGGAATCCAGACCTCCCCGGTGGAGGGGATCTTGAGATGATCCCCTATAGTCCTAAGGATGTGTTCCCCATAGGTCCAGTCTATAGTGACTCGGTCCAAGACTGGCAGGGGATCATCCTCCGTAGACGGACCTCCATTCAAACAGTTAAGAAGCTCTATCCCTCTAAAGC